TAAACAATACTATGAAAAAAATAAACTAAAATTTAAAGAACGTAAAAAATTATGGTATTTAAATAATAAAGAAAAAGTAGCTGATTATAATAGAGAATATACATCTGATAAAATTAACTCTGAAACAATTAAAAAAACTAAGGTTAAATATAATAAAAATAATAAAGAAAAACTTAATAAAAAATCATTAGAATATTATAAAATTAATAAAAATAATAATAAGTTAAAAGATTATCAAAAAGAATATTATAATAAAAATAAAGATATTTTAAAAGTAAAGAAAAAAGAATATCGTAATAAAAATAAAGAAAAAATTAATCTATATGTTAGAAATAAACGTAAACAAAATAATTTAATCAAATTATCTGGAAATTTACGTTCATTAATAAATAATGCATTTAAAAATAAAGGCTATCGTAAAAATTCTAAAACTGAAAAAATTCTTGGATGTTCTTTTGAAGAATTTAAATGTTACTTAGAGTCTAAATTTGAATTTTGGATGAGTTGGGATAATTACGGTTTGTATAATGGGCAGTTTAATTATGGTTGGGATATTGACCATATAATACCTTTATCTTCAGCAGATAATGAAATTGAATTGACTAAATTGAACCACTTCACTAATTTACGACCTTTCTGTAGTTATAATAATAGGAATATTAAAAGAAATAATATATAAATATTGCTTTTTTGAAAAAAAAACCGTATATTTGTATTATGTAATAAAAAACATATATAAAATACTATATATAATATATAACATACTATATAACATAATATATACATTATACATAAAAAATATAAGCCCTTATTGGGCTTTTTTTATTTTAACTATATTTAATATTACACTTTATTTTAGTAAAATTTTGGTTACAATACTATTTATATAGAAAGATTTAGTGTATGCCAATATATTACAATACAACCGCACCAGTTGCAGGTGGTAACAATTCAATTACTAGAACAGCAAAGGATTATGGAATAAGAGATTTTTTATTAAGATTGAATATACAAAATCCAATTAAATATCCTCAATATTCTACTTCAATTAATGGTTCACCAAGAGGTGGAGAGCCTTTTACTGATACAATGGTAGGTGTTGGTGCTGTATTACCTCAAATACCTCTTACTGTTACTGGGTTATTATATTATACATCAACGATACTTAATAATCAATATAAGGATATGGACCCAGCGGCACCACTTATATTAAGTATTGACAATACACCTTTAATAACTCCAATATTTCCTCAACCACCAGGTACGAATCAATATCCGTTAAATCCAGATGATGAGTTAATCAATAAGTATGGTTTATTATCAAAGATGAACTATAAAGAGTATAGAAAATTAAATACAATTAAGAATTTATACTTAGATGCAAATAAACAAATTGATGTTGCTAGTTTTATTAATCTCCAACCAATACAAACAGCACAACAATTACCAAGTTATCTTGATGAATATGGTGGTTTAAATCTAGGTCAAAATGCCGCAGTTCAAGCTGCTGATATCATTGGTAGTGTATTGAATGGTCAAGGTCTTGGATTAGCTAAGGGTGGTATTGTAACAAACTATGATATTAGAGCTAGTATTGTCGGTAGAGTATTAACTGCAACAGGATTATTAAATGATACTAAATTAGGTGTAATTGGTGGTCAACAGTTAGTCTTAGCATTAGCAAATAATGCAGCATTTAATGTTCAACAACAATTATTTGGTCCATTAAATGTTAAAGAAAATATATATAACATAATAAAGGGTGAACCAGTAAACTTTAGAGCTGATTATAAGATTACAGTTCCAACAAATCTTTTAGGACAAATAGTTGATGCTGGTGAAAGGATATTAGGTTTTCAATTACCAAAATCATACATACCAGAATCTGGTTCAATATTCAATACTGAAAATGGTGGTGCTGGAAATATTGAAAGAGCAAATTCAATGTTAGAAGCGACTGGTAAGGGTCAAGCTAGGGCATTGGGTAATATGTTTATTGCAAGTTTAAAGGGTATATCAAAGGATAATAAACAAGACAATCCACAGGAGACACCATTTAGAAGTGGTTATTCACCAGATTTTAAAAGAGGTGAAAGCGGTGATTCATTATTAACGGGTCAAAAACCATTATTATATGCTTTTTCTGATGGGACTAATAGTGGTAAAGTTTTGAAGTTTTGGAATAGTGGTGAGGTTATACCAGAAATTAATTATAATCTTGATGGCATGGTTACCAACTCTGGATTTTATGATACTGGTGATGGATATACAAATAGTAGTACTATTAGACAGTCGAAGGCTACTTGGACATCAAACAATGGTGATTCAGTTAATAATGTTAGTTTCAACGACCAAATAATTGCAGATAAAAAAACATTATTAGGTAAAACACAAAAATTATTTAATAATAAGGGTATGAAAACTATTGTTTCTGTTAAGGGTGATATGACGATAAAAAACGGTAGTCAAATACAAACAGCAGTTGCACCTGGTGGTGGAATATCTAAGGGTTCTGGTGTACTTTCTGCAAAGAAATTTAATAATGATGGTACATTAAATAATATAGACCAAACAGCTGAAGATACATTTTGTCGTGTGTGGACAACATATGATAGATATAACACAGTTAGTAAACTAATTAGAAACAGAGGGTTAAATAGGGGCGAACAAAACGATGCATCAATATTAAATAATAATTGGCGATTAAATTATGACGGTTCTGTATTAGATGATAATGGATTTCCTAAAATTGCACCATATAAAGATGATGATTTAACTAGAGTTGCTAGTCAACCAAAGAAGTATATGTTTTCAATTGAAAACTTAGCTTGGGCTGGTACACCAGCAGCTAATTTATTACCAGTGGAACAAGGACCAGGTGATTTATTGACAGGTAAGTTTGGTAGAATTATGTGGTTTCCACCTTATGATTTAACCTTTAGTGAATCAAGTTCTGTTAATTTAGAATCAACTAACTTTATTGGTAGAGGTGAACCAATTTATACATATAATAATACAGAAAGAACAGGTAATTTATCATTTAAGATTATTATTGACCATCCAAGTATTATGAATGCATTTGCTGGTAATGACGGCCCTGATGATGAATTTATACGTTCTTGGTTTGCTGGTTGTGTTGATTTAAGTAATAAATGGAGTAAGAGATTAACACCAGATGAATTGTTATCTGTTAAAAAAACACCACCAACATATAAGGATGAACCACAGTATGATACACAACCAGAAGTTAATGATACTTTTAATGTATACTTTCCAAATGATATATCTAAGATTGAAACAATAATAAGTCTTAATGGTATACCATATGAAGGAACAAAGTTTAAAAAATCACTGTTAACACCTACAATATTAACTAATAATAATTTTAATGGTTGTGGAATTTATAATGGTGAAAATTCAAATGAAAAATTTGATGATAATAGAAATTTTGAGTTAAATACTAAAAAAATTACACTTTTTGATGGTAGTAATTACGAAACTGATTACTATAATTCAATAACATGGAATAGACAAGATTTTAAAGATAAGTTAAAACAACTCTTTAATGATAATCCTGATTTAAAATTTGAACTTCAAGGAACGGCAACTTATCAAGGTGCTTTCGCACCAGCTGGAAAAACAAAGTTGGTTAATGAAAAATTGGCAAAAAATAGAGCTAAAAATTTTAAACAATGGTTAATTGATAATATCGGTATTAGTGATAAGCGATTTAAATTACTAGACCCACAGGTAGTACCTGGAGCTAAATACCCACAAACAGGTGATGTTAGTGGTGAACCACAAAAGAAAGATAGAAGTGTTATTGTTAATATTAAAAGAGACGCAAAACAAATAGTAACTGGAACTAAAAAAGTAATTGATAAACCAGCATCTACTGATAGAGTTCAAATTACAGAAAATGTTAGAAAAAGATTTTACAATGAAGCTAACTTTTTTGAAAAACTTAAACAGGAAGATGAATTTGTATTTGATAGAATTAGACAAAAAATTAGATATTTCCATCCAGCGTTTCATTCAATGACACCAGAAGGACTTAACTCAAGACTAACATTTTTATTACAATGTACTAGACAAGGTGCAACACAAAGTACTAGCGAACCATTTAATTTAGCATTTGGTGTACCACCAGTTTGTATACTTAGAATAGGTGATTTTTATAATACAAAAATTATGATGGATAATGTAAGCTTTACCTTTGAAGACCAATTGTGGGACCTTAATCCAGAGGGTATAGGCATTCAACCAATGATTGCAAATGTAACAATTTCATTTAAGTATATTGGTGGTTCAAGTCTTTACAGTCCAATAAATAAATTACAAAATGCTCTTTCATTTAACTTCTTTGCAAATACACAAGTTTATGACCCTAGAGCTGATGTCGTGATTGATTCATTCTCTAATAATTTTGAACCTGGTGCAAAAATTACCAGAATAACCAATGGTACTGAAAATCAAAGTGAATTAAATTATTCATTAGTTCGAGGTATGAATCCATATACACAATCAATGGGTGTATTGACTGATGATGAATTAAATAACTTACCAATATCAGCACAAATTGACCAAACAAAATCAGCTGATTTGGCTAATAGCACAGCAAATCAACCACAAGCATTACCAGATAATAAAAATGTAAAGGTAACAAACTTTACAGCTGATACAGCTTGTTTAAGTGGTAATACGGATATATCATTTAACTTAGAATTAATAAATCCAAGTAGTACTCTTTCAAAAGATTATAAAGTATCTGTTACTATTTATAATGATGAAACAGAGGAAAATTATGAAATAGTAGATAACCCAGAATGGGATTTATTTGGTCAAACTAATACGTTTGGGAACTATACCTTCAATCTTTCAGATATGACACCAACTTGCACTGGTTTAAGTAGCGGTGTTACTTATACATTTTTAGTCGATTTATATAGTGATGATAAAACTTCTTTTGCTGTTGATACACTCACAGAATTTGAATCAAATTGTAGTGGAACTACACCAACAGTTAGTACTACAACAACAATAAATGAAAAAGTAAATCACACAATATTTTATTCAAATACTGTTAATAAAAAAACGGATGATAAATTTCTCGATGATATTCATGGTGCAGCATCTAGTGCTAGAATTAGTAATGATTTCTCAGAACAAGTTGGTGATGAATTAAAAAAATATAACGGTGTTGCCGTTAAAAATATTTCAATGCAAACAGTATATGATACAAATACACAAGATGCTACAACAAAATTAAGTGCTACGATATATTCAACTGCTAATAATTTTTCTTACAAACATTTTGATGCTAGGGGTAGTATAGGTACTTTAGCAAATCAAAGTGACACCTTTAACAGATTTATGGCCCAACATACTAAAATTATGGATACGTTTAAATCTAAGAATATTATGAAAATTGGTGACACCAAAAAAATACAAATAAACATTGACGGTACAGAATACCTATATTATGAAACATTTTATCAATGGACAGATTAATTTAAATAAAATAATATATGCCAAATTATTACGATAGATACAGTCAATTTAGGGTAAATAATGATATTAAACCCTTACCTGGTATTAATATACCAGAACAAACTTCAGATAAAAGGATTATTTATAAGTTAGGTGAAACAAGGCTTGACAAAATCAGTAACTTGTATTATAATAATCCATTGTTTGGTTGGTTAATTATGCAAGCTAACCCAGAATTTGGTGGCTTAGAGTTTAACATACCAGACCAAACAATTATAAGAATACCGTTTCCGTTCGAAAGTGCGATTAATAGGTATAAAAACGAAGTAAATAAATACAAATTATTATATGGCGGATAATACGAATAATGCGATAACACAATTAGGAAGATTTAATTTAATAGACCCAAATAGTTTTGGTAATCAAACAAACACAGGTTCTGTTTTTAATAAAGAACTTGGTGAAGATATGTTTAGTGAAAACAATTATAATATATCAGTGCCACTCGAGGATTTATGTATAAGTGTTGAATTAGAAACTGAAGCAAAAACTAGAACAATACTTACAACTAATAATGGTAACTCAGTAATCAATACAAAGGGAAATAATGTTACGGTTAAGTTTATTGGTGGAACAAATGAAAAAAAGTCAACTGATAATGCAAATGAAAACATAAATTTAACAACAAGTTATACTGATATGTTTTCTCAAAATGAACCAATTGAAGAAGCGTTAGGTATAACAAGTATTGATATTGATTTTAATTCATCATATACACCAATGGTTAATATTAATTTTATTGATGTTAAAGGTGCCGCTATTTTTCAAAGTCAAGGTAATTCAAAGTATAGTGTTTTCTTCAGTCTTCCATATCCCTTATTTAGACTTAAGATTAAAGGGTATTATGGTAAGCCAGTTGTTTATTGTCTTCATTTGATTAAATTTAATTCAAAATTTAATTCTCAAACTGGTAATTTTGAGATAGCAACACAATTTATTGGATATACATATGCGATGTTATCGGATATGATAATGGGGTTAGTTAAACCAGCTTCATTAACAACTAGAGGTCAAGAGTTACTTAAAGCGAGAGGTGTTATTGATATACCAACTTTTGAAAAAAGAGTTGGCGAGGTAAATGAATTAATTAAAAAGGAAGTGCTAACAGCAAACGATACGGATGTAATGGCACTAAATAAGACTCAAGAATTAATTAATAAATTAAAAACTGAAGTATTAACACTTATTGATGGTACAATTAGTAAATTTACAACTAATTTTGATTCTTATATAATAAATAAAAATAAAGATAATATTAATGTTAATCTTGGAGACCCAAATTTAGCCATTGTAATTCTTAATTGTAAGGATGATATAATAGTCAATAATTTAACAACAAAAAAAATATATGATGAATTTATAGTAGATTTATACAAAATAAAAAGTGAATTTAACAATAACTTAGGTGATTATAAGAGTGACCAAAAAATTTCATTAGAAAATACTTGTTATACATTTGATGTATTAATAAATGTTACTGGATTTACGAGTAGTGATAACACATTTATTAAAGATAAATTTAAAAATAACGCGTTATCGCTTGTTAAATTTGGTAATGGATTATATAAAGAACAAGATATTGATAATAATATTAATGAATACTTAGCACCATATAAAAACGCATTAGATGGTAATGCGTCAACAACACCTGTTGATTCATATAACTTTACTCGTATTATAAAAGAAGTAAATGAAAGTATTAAAGAGTTAGAGAAAATTCAAGAAACAACAAAAACAAATATTGCAATTAAACTTAATGATAAATTAAAAAAAGAATTAGGTTTTGATATGACAATTAGAAATATCTTTAATTTATTAACAACAAATGTTGAAGTATTCTTACAACAATTATTAGAGGTATCTCAACAATCTCAAAAATCAAAAATTAGAACAACGGAATTAAGTAATAAATTTAAAAATAATACCACTGGTACTGGTATTGATGTACCAAAGAAATTTATAGAAAAAAATACATTTTTACCTTGGCCAGAATATTATGAAAATCGTGAAGAAAAATACTTAGCAACAGCATTAGATAATCCATCCAATGTTGATGAAATTAAATTTGTTGAGGAATTGTTTATTATTCAGCAAACAAAACTTAAACAAATTGAAGATTCGGCAAAAAATTTGTTAGAAGATAATTCTATTATTAATCAAGCATTTACACCATTAGATTCAAATTATTACAATAAGGGTGAAAAAAATCCTTACGATAGATTGGATGATAATGCAAATGGTAATGATATAGCAACATTAATATTATTACGCGCAATTGGTTTATTAGGATTTGGTAATAATGGTAATTATATAACAGATGATGAAATTAAAAGTTTTGCACAAAATGATGCTAGACTTCTTCTTGATAAATTTAGTATAAATCAAAATATAATTGGATACTTAACCACTAATTATAACGAAGCTATTAAATATTTAGAACAAACAGATAAACCATTTACAGTTGGTGACTCACAAAAGATTCTCAATAAGAGTAATGATAAATATAATTATGATTATATAAAACAAAATTCAGCATGGAATGGTAAATATCCAGCAGCGTTACCAATAACATTCCCATTTAATAAAGTTGAGGGTGACATAGATGATTATTTAAGAACCAATACAAATAGTAAGGGTAAACCAATATATAGATTATCTAATATTAAGAATAATGAACAAAAAAGTACACCAACTCAAAATATAAATTTTATTGAAATTATTGATAGGAACACATATAATAATGGTGGTAAGTCATCACAAGCAATTAACTTTGATGGGTTAAGTACTAGTCCATTTTCAGCGGAAAAGGCTAAGTTTCAAATTGGTAGTGGTAGGTTTGGCGCACAAGATTTTACATCGATTATCTATCCAAATTCTAATAACCAATCAAGTGATTTTTATACTGTTTTTTATAATGATGAATTAGCTGATGCACTTACGAATATAAGTCGTAACATATTTTATACATATGGTTCGCTATCAGATAAAAAATTATCTGGTGAAACATTAGATATTAATTATAATATCTCAAATACAAAATCAGTTTTCTATAATAATACCGTACTTAATCGGGAAAATTTTTTTGTTGATTTAAAGAACAGACCTAAAATTAGTAAGAACAGATTTTTATTATCATCTAACGAACAACTTTCATATCCATTTGTAAATTTTACATATTCTACTCAAGTATATAGTTTGTTTGGTAGTAGATTTTATAACGCTCAACAAACTAATGAGGCTAGAGCGTTTTTGTTTTTACATTGTTTACCTTGGAATGGACTTTATTCGAATAAAAAAAATGGGGAATCTTTATTTAACAATAATTACATACAAAATGTATTTAATATATACACTGGTTTTATACAAGTACCTTATTTATATTCAGCGTTTATTGGTGGATTATTATATAGGTATGAGCAAAATGATGATATAATTCTTTTCAGTGCAAATAATCAATCGCTTTTTAAATCAAGTGAAAAACAACCGCTTATTAAACCAAAAAAAGATGAATATTTACATTATCATAGAGGACAACAAGCTCCGTTAAGTTTATTAATTGATATTAGTGTTGATTCGGCAGAGTATACTAAAATTGATTCTATAATACTTAATTTACCTAGACAGGTTAAAGATGTGTTTATACAAGAATTTAAAAATTTTGTTAAAGAGTTTGGTGATAATAGGTCTAAATTTGAAGTAAATACCAAAGTACTACCAAATAATGATAATGAATGGAAAAAAACATATAATGAAATATTAACTGGTACCACAACGGATGGTGTTCCTGTTTATATTAAAAATAAATCTTCTGTTGGTTATGAATATAATAAAAATTTTAAAACATCTAAAGATGGTACCATTTCTATTCCGTTTAATGAATTTGACGGGTACTTGAATCTCCCAAAAAATAGTAATAATGAAAATGACATAAAACAACTAAATAAATTTTATATTATTTTTCCAAAAGAAACTAGTTCAGATAGCTATCAAACATTTTCTAATTATAATTATTTTATAGAATATAGTGATGATTCAGAAGCATCGAAACAAATTGTTAAATGGATGAAAGATTATAAGTATATAATTAATAATTCTTGGATGATTTGGGATAACAATATAAGTAGTTATCAAACTGTATCTATTAATGAGAATAAATTAAAAATTTATCTTACTGAAATTATTACTGGTATTGCAGCAAAAAATAAAGAATTAACAACTTATAAATTTTCTAATACAAAATTTGAAGATTTAAAATTTGAAATATATCGTACATTAAAAAAAATAAACGATAAATGGATTTCACTCTCAGAAAACGATTCAACTGAATTATTTTTTCAATGTTGTAAGGGTAAAGAAAAGAGATTACCAAAAGATACACAACTTGCTGAACATAGAACAGGTAATAAGGGTGAAATCCCAAAATTAATTGATAGTTTTAGATTTGTTGATAGAGCATTTCATGATATTGGTAATCAATTAGCAATAAATCCATTTATGGTTGTTAAATTATTATTAGATAATTCTGGTAATACAAGTTTAGCTGATTTGATTAGTAGAATACTAAGTGATAATAATATGGAGTTTATCGCCTTACCAAATTTCATCAATTATAATAAGCCTGAAGAATTAATGACGGTATTTAAACCATACCCTTATTATGAAGCAAATGAATTAACTGAAACTGGACCGTCATTTGTATGTGTTTATATTGGACAAACCTCAACAAAATTAGACTTTTCAGATAATCAAAATTTTGAATTTGATAATGATGGCTTTGATTTCACAAAAGACGGCACTAGAATGCCTTCAGATTTTACCGAAACTCCAGAACCATGGGAAGATGTTGGTGCTGCTTTCTTGGTAAACTATGGTCATCAAAACCAAAATATCTTTAAAGATGTTAGATTAGACCAAGCAGAGTTTAGTGAAACGATTGAGTCTTTATCAATTACAGACCAACTAGTTAATAACCCAAATAATATTTATGCTGGGCAAAATCTTTATAATATTTATTCGGTAAGAAGTTATAAGGCTGAAGTAGAAATGCTTGGTGATGCAATGATTCAACCAATGATGTACTTTCAATTAAATAATATACCAATGTTTCATGGTGCTTATTTAGTTACAAAGGTAAAACATAGTATTGTACCAAATCATATGACAACAACATTTACTGGGACTAGGGTTAAAATTAATAAAACACCATTAGTTGATGTAACAAAATTATTTAAAGATATCTTGAATAATTATAATTTACCAAATTCAACAACTAATCAACCATTAGGAAAAGTTATTGATTACGTTAAAGATATAAAATTATTTATTAATATATTATCTACTAATAAACCAAATCCAAAAACAATAACTGGTACAACAGTTCAAACAAAAGATTTAGAACGATATTTTAATGATGAATATAATAAATTTATTAAATTTATTACACCAGATGATGAAAAAGAAAAACAAGGAATTATAAATAAAGACTACTTAAGTTTTGTACATGCATTACCTAATTCACCATGGTGCGCTTCTTTTGCTTCATACTTAATGACTAAAATAGATAAAAGCTTTCCTAAAACAGCTTTATCGGCAGAAATTGCAGCAAATGGTTTAAAAGGACTTAGTGGTTACGAATCTTTTTTATTAAGTGATTCAGAATTAAATATTAAAGCTGAAATTGGTGACTTAATTATTTATACAGATAACGCAACAACAAGTGAAATTTCACATGTCAACTTGGTTTATAATACCGATAACGATAAAAAAGCTTACGTTGGTGGTGGTAATATAAGTAATACAATAAAAAAGGGCGAAATGATATTAAAGGGTGGTTACTACGATAAAGATAATTTAAAAGTTGGTAAATTTGGAGATATGAATCCTGTAATCATCGTTAAAAAAACAGGTGGTATATACTATAAAAAAGATTTATTACCATTTAACTATGGGGTGTCTACAACTAGTGTTAATAATAATATAAACAAAATTAAGAGAAGTAAATTATATAACAATGTTGCATTTAGAGATAGATTAAAAAAATTATGTGATAAATGGAAAATTAGTGAGGATGACATATTAAGTATATTTGATGCCGAGTGCGAAATGAATCCAGCCGATTCTTTATATAAAACCACTAAAAAATTTGTAAAGACTTACGAACCAAATTCAATTTTATTTGCAACTGGTCTTATTCAATGGACATCAGATAATGTTAAAAAAGGTGGTACGCCAGGCCCTAATTACACATTAGAAAGTATTCAAAAAATGAGTGGGGTTGAACAACTTGAATTAGTCGATATGTACTTTGAGTTTTGGAAAAATGCTAATAAAGATATTACTAATGGTAGCAAGTTAGGAATATACAGTTTAGTTTTCTTTCCAGCATATTTTACAATATTTAAAAATGGTAGTGACACAACTATTATACAATCTAATAACCTTTCAGCTGAAATTATATCAAAACAAAATCCAAAAATAGCTACAACAAACAAAAAAACACCAGGTGATGCTTTGACTGTTGGTGATTTTAAACGATACGTTAATTCAATATAATTATTTTTATTAAAATAATTTCGTATATTTGCAACTTATGAAAGTCGGCAATATATTTTCAAGGGTAAAGATATCTGTTTCAGATGATTTCAATGTGGTTAACTCAATGGATAAAATAATCGATGGGTTACCCACATTAATCATTGGGTGGGATTATGTTCATAAGCACTATCCAGATTATGATATCTTTGATAAGAAGTTATCAAATAATTTATATTGGACTTATAAGAGTGTAGAAAAAAGAGATAGCTTTGAGGAGGATTTATATTACTTCACACAATTATGTTACAATATAATATTTGATAAGGTAAAATATTACTTCATAGACCCATTCACAATAAAGAAAAAAACACTACATAAGATAATCAGAAAAGTATCATCAATAACGAATTTAATAACGTATAAACATGATGAAATGCTTTATCTTTATGCTGATAATTTTATGTTAGGTATAAACCTTGAAATGGTTGATTATATTGGTTTAAACAAATATAAGCTAACAGATAAAATTAAACAAAAAAGTTATATCTTTTTAGATAAAGATGTTATATTTATTGAATATAAAACAAGAATTGAAAAGCTTGGAAATAGGGTTAAACTAATCCCTATATTATATTCAATAGACCATGGATAAAACAATATTATTAGCATCATTTATATTCCCAGAAAGAATTGATTGGTTCTTAGGACATTTAGATAAGACGTTTGGAATTAAAGGTGATGGAGTATTCCGTTATCAAAACATTAATGACGAATCAAAAACAATCTTAACGTATAAGGTAACAGTTAAAGAAGGTGAAAAGTTGAACTTTAAAAAACTCTTCCCAAATGCTATTATTATACATAAAAAAGGCGATGCTCTTTATACAATTAATGCATTAAATAAATTAATTGAAAAAGACTTTCAAGATACACTTGGGAATGTTGACCACAAATCAATAAAAATTGATTGGTCTAAGTATCAAAATAAATTTATTCTTATTGATAAGAACGAACTAGCTTTTCTAGATATAAAGAGAATTTTTACCAATTCATAGATATTTATAGTAAACACAATAATTAAAATATTTTTTATGGAAACACAAAACAATCAAAATAAGATTAATAATGCTATTGATAGCTTTTTAATTGATACTCAAAAAACAACACAAGAGCAACAAGAAATGGATTGCGATAATGGTGTTTGTGTAATCAAAAATGATAAGAGTATACTTGAAAGAATAAATAAAAAAATAATAGTCGAAGACGGTAGACAATTACTAATCTAATATGAAAAAGAAATTTAACAAGACAATATTAAGCGAAGAATTAAAAAGATTTAATACGTTATTAGAATATAGTTTCTATACTGAGCAACCTGAAGATAATGACAAATTAATCTTAGGTAATTTATCAGAAGACGGAGAAGAAACTGATGATAGTTTAGATTTTAGTGCTGATGAAGCACCAGCAGATGATTCAAAAACCGCTGAAAAAAATACTGGTGAAACTCCAGAGGATATGCCAGCTGATGACGAAATACCAGCTGATGATGAAATGCCAGCTGATGATGAAATGCCAGCTGATGATGAAATGCCAGCTGATGATGCGGCACCTGAAATGCCAGAAGAAGATGAGGTTGATGTAGATGTTACACAATTAGTACAAAGTGGTGAAGAGGTTAAAAAATCTGCGGATGATGCAAACCAAAAAACTTCTCAGTTATTATCTAAGTTTGATGAACTAGAACAAAAATTAGCCACTATGTCGGTGTTATCAAAAAAAATTGATACGCTTGAAAAAGAAATAGTTAAAAGAAATCCAACACCAGTTGAGAAATTAGAGTTAAGGTCATTAGATTCAGCTCCATTTAATGTAAAATTAAAAGATTTTTGGAAAGATGTTGATGGTTATGATACTGGAGAAGAAACTAAGAAAAAAGAGTATGTTTTAACAAAAGATGATGTTGACTCTGAATACTTAGATACATCGGTTAAAAATTCATTCAGTCTACCAAATGATGAAGACACAAATGATTATGAAGAAGAAGAAATATATTAAGAAAAGGGTGCTAATTTAGCACCTTTTTTATTTTATTTACAGAATAACTTGCAACTAATTAGTTTTATTCGTATATTTGTACTCATATTAAAAAAAAGTTTATGGGTCCAAGATTTACTTGACTTTCTTAAATTTTTTCGTATATTTAAATAGCTAAAAATTAGTAAATAACAATCTATATATATTAAATTTAAGATTTATGAGTCAAAAACAAGATGCCTTAATGGCGATGCTTAACCAGTATGAAACAAAATCAAATGGTTATCAAAACACTGAGAAGAAAAACGTTGATTTGAACAACTATTTCACGACCTATCTTCCAGACAAGGTGAACTCGGCCAACAAGCGAGTAAGAATTTTACCAACCTCAGATGGTACAACACCATTTGTTGAAGTTTATGGTCACAGAATCCAAGTTGACGGAGAATGGAAAACATTTGCTTGTCTACAGAAGGAAAAAAACCAACCATGTCCGTTTTGTGAAGCGCATGATGTGTTACATTCTAGTGGTAGTGAATCAGACAAAGAGTTTGCAAAAAAATACAAGGCTAGACCTATGTATATTGTAAAAGTAATTGACAGAGATAATGAAGACCACGGTCCTAAATTCTGGAGATTCATGCATGATTACCGTAAACAAGGTATCCTAGATAAAATCTATGGTGTTTTACAAGCAATCAAACAAAACATTACTGATACAAACACTGGTCGTGATTTGTTAGTTATGGTTGCTAGAGACCAAAACAGAAAACCAGTTGTTCAATCAATTGCACCACTTGACCCTTCACCATTAAGCGATGATTCAGCAAAAATAAGTGAATGGGTGGCTGACAATAGAACGTGGGAAGATGTTTACAGTCTTAAATCATACGATTATCTTGAAATCATCGTAAAAGGTGGTGTTCCAGTTTGGGATAAAGACTTAAAGAAATTCGTTGATAAAAACGCAGCACAATCTAAGTCAGTTGTTAGCGATAATTTGGAAGCTGAAATAACTTTAGGTATACCAAATGTTAAACCTAATCTAGTTGTAGCTGAACCAACTGTAACTTCTGCACCTATGGTGCCAGTAACTTCAGATGATGAAGAAGACGAAGACTTACCATTCTAAGTAAGAACCCAAAATATTTATGGGTAGTAATATTTTGCTACCCATTTATATTTTTTTTAGTACAACTTATATTAACACACACATAAACACATACATATATACATAATGGCAAAAAAACCAGAAAAAAAGATAATTCCTAAAAAGGAATTTAATTTAGACGATTTCATGAAAAATGAAGGTCTTGATAGTTCGATAACAGAAAAAGAATTAAAATGGATTCCATTATCCCCAGCATTTCATGATGCGGTTAAGGTTCCAGGTATTCCAATGGGTTATTTTGTTAGTTTCAGAGGTTATTCAAACACTGGTAAATCAACCGCAATATATGAAGCTATTGTTGGTTGTCAAAAACTAGGTGTATTAGCAGTAGTTTTTGAAACTGAAGGTAACTGGAATTGGGAACACGCAAAAAAAATAGGTGTTGAACTTAGGGAAGAAGTGGATACTGAAACTGGAGAATTAAGGTATAAACCAAAAGATTTTATGCTTTTACAAGGTCCAGATTTAGTAAACTTATATCAATCTTATGACCACCAACATAGTAAAATGGGAACAAAACCATTAAGATATGAACCAGTGGTTGAGGATATTTCTTACTTTATGCACAACATCTTAGATAAACAACAAGATGGTACGATTCAACAAGACGTTGCTTTCTTTTGGGATTCAGTTGGTTCGATTAACTGTTTTAAGGGTGCAACATCAAAGACAACAAACAACCAATGGACAGCTGGTGCATTGGCAACATGTTTCAAATCTTTGATTAATTACAGGATTCCTTCATCTAGAAGAACAGATTCACCTTATAGTGCAACATTTGCTGTTGTACAACAAATTTGGTTAGATAACGAGAATAAAGTTATTAAACATAAGGGTGGTGAAGCATTCTTCTATTCACCAAGAATGATATTCCATTTTGGTGGGATATTAACTCACAGTACTGAAAAGTTAAAAGCAACATTCCAAGGAGAAGAATATCAATTTGGTGTTTTAACAAAAATCAGATGTGAAAAGAACCAAGTAAATGGTATTGAACAAAAGGGTACAATAGCCTCTACTCCGCACGGTTATTGGAATCCTGATAAAATCGATGAGTATAAAACTCAACATAAAGATTTTATCAAAGAAATGCTGAATACAGAATATGATGATTTTATTATCGAAACTGAATCAGTAGGCTTTAGTGCGGAAGATATGTTAAGTTAATTGATTAACCACAAATGTTAACAAATTGAATAAAAGACCACCAAAAGATGGTGAAAGAATTAAACCGATTAATACACTCTTAGTTGATGGAAATGCCTTATTTAAATTTGGCTTTTTCGGGGCCAAGAGTGAATTTAATCATATAGGTGAGCACATAGGTGGAATATACCAATTCCTTACAATTCTACGTAAATTACTTAATGAAAATTTATATCACAGGGTTTATGTATTCTGGGATGGAAATCTTAGTGGTAAACTAAGATGGGAAATCTATGAGGATTATAAATCTGGTCGTGGTAAAGATTATATTAATGGCACACATCCAGTTGACGAATCAGAATTAAAACAGAGACTAATGGTTTGGAATTATCTCGAAGAACTTTGTATTCGTCAAATTAAGGATGATGTTGTTGAAAGTGATGATTTTATCGCTTACTGTTGCTTAACAAAAAATGATAATGAAAATATAACCATCTGTACAACAGATAGGGATATGTGCCAATTGATTGGAGACGGAGTAAGAATCTATTTTTGTGATTTAAGGAATTACGTAGATAAGGATAATTACTTCGATTATTTTACACACCATTACGTTAATGCTGGTTTGATTAAATCAATTATTGGTGACAATAGTGATAGTATAAAGGGTGTTAAGGGGGTTAAAGAAACAACATTAATTTCATTATTTCCAGAGTTAAAAGAACGCAAACTTACGCTAGATGAGATAATTAAAAAAGCGGAAGAACTACAGAATGAAAGAATTGTTGCTAAGAAACCACCACTAAAAACACTTAATAATATTATAAATGGGGTAACAGATGGTATACAAGGTGATAAACTATACGAGATAAACACAAAATTAGTAAACCTAAAAAATCCTTTAATGACGGAGACATCAATTAATAATCTTAATTTTCTAATTGATGGTCAGTTTGACACTTCGGACAGAGGTATTAAAAATGTTATGCAAAAGATGAAGATAGATGGTTTAGACCGAACAATCGGTAGCAATAGAAACTTAGATTATCTTTTACCCTTTAAACAATTAATGGAACGCGAAATTAGGTTTAGTTCAACCTAAATATATTTATTAACACACAAAAAAACACAGATGACACAAAACACACAAAACACACAAGTAAAAAAAATTGAAGAACAACGATTTGAATTCGTTCTTTACATTAACAAACACATTATCTGTCAAAGATACTTTAGTATTAAGGACTTTAATGAGAAATCTTTAAAATCCTTAGAACTTAAAGAACTTATGGATAAAATAGTTGGTATGAACAATGGTAGTTTTGGTACCTTAGGTATCATTCCAGCATCGTTCAAGAAGAAATCAATTGATTTCTTATGGAAAAACTATAATCCATACTTACCAGCAAAAGCTGAGATGTATAAAAACATCTTTGAAAAAGAAGATATGTTCGATTTTGAAATTAAAGTTGACAAAAATGTGGTTGCAAAGAGTTGTTTTTCAGGTAATTACTTCCCACAAAATGTTAGATATCAAGTAGATATTAAAGAAATTATTGGCCAAATTATATCTGAAATAAGATATGCGTTAAGTCAAAAAAAATATACTAACAAATACGGAGAAGTTAAGATTTAAAGATATTTATTAAAATCAAACAAAAAAATGGCAAAAGTTATTAGAGTCAGTTTTAATTATTTAGGTATGGAGTTTCAAAGAAGACTCCTAGCACAAGTTTTAACCGATACGCGTTTTGCCGAAGCAATAATTGATATTTTAAGTCCGAATTATTTTCAAGATAATCATCATAAGGTTATGGTTGCTATTATCAAGGATGCCTATGAAACTGATAATATTATACCAGATATTAACACCCTTGAGATTAGAGTATCTAGTAAAATAACTGTGGAGATGCACAGAAACATAGCCATCAAAGAGTTGAAGTATATCAAAGAAGTTAGTCTTCATGATACACTTGAAATTCAAAGAATGGCTATGTCATTCTGTAAGCAGCAAGAACTTAAAAAATCAATTAAAGAGATTAATACCATAATCGATAAAGGAGATATTGATAAGTATGAAGAATGCGAATCAATTCTTAGAAAAGCGCTAGAACATGGTGACATGAAAGATAATGGTATTAATGTCTTGGATGACATCAATTCAGTTTTAGTTGAAGATTTCAGAAAACCTATTCCAACTGGAATTAAAGGATTAGATGAAGTTATGGATGGTGGGTTATCAAGAAGTGAGTTAGCAATTATCTTAGCACCATTTGGTGTTGGTAAAACAACAATGATAACCAAAATTGCTAATACAGCAAAAGACTTAGGTTTAAATGTTTTACAAATATTCTTTGAAGATATGCCAAAGGTAATTCAAAGAAAACATCTTTCTTGTTGGAGTGGTTATAAACTTAATGATTTATCACTACATAAGGAAGAATTAATTCAATTAGTCGAGAAAAAAAAATCAGAACTCGGCGAATTGAAACTAAAAAAATTCCCAAGTGATGGGACAACAATACCAGTTATTAAACAGTACGTAAGGAAGTTAATTGCTCAAGGTTTTAAACCAGATTTAATCCTATTAGATTATATTGATTGTGTTCAACCATCAAAATCTGTTGATAATACATGGACAGGTGAAGGAAATGTTATGAGAGAATTTGAGACAATGTTATCTGAATTTAACATTGCAGGCTGGACAGCCGTTCAAGGGAACAGAAGTTCCATCGCTTCACCAATTGTACAGTCAGACCAAATGGGTGGTTCAATTAAAAAGGGTCAAATTGGTCACTTTGTTGTTTCTATTGCAAAGACTCTTGAACAAAAAGAAAATGGCACTGCAAATATGGCCATCTTAAAATCAAGATTCGGTAAAGACGGTATTATATTTAACGATATAATATTTGACAATGCTAGAATACAAATCGATATGGCATCAGATTCAACAATGAAAACACAACAAGAGTATAATAAGGATAAAGAGACTAGTAATATAGTAAGACTTAATCAATTATTAAACACAAAAAAACATCTTAACGATATTCTTAGTGGCGGTACGGAAAATCACAATGGGTAAATAATTAATAAAGTAAAAGATTAAAAAGATTAAAAAAATGGATTTATCAACAAAAATTCTATCGGACATTACAGTACATATGAAGTACGCAAAGTTTAATCCGAATTTAAACAGACGAGAAACGTGGCACGAATTGGTAACACGTAATAAAGAAATGCATCAAAGGAAATACCCTGCAATAATTGATGAAATTGAAGAAGCGTACAAGTATGTATATGATAAGAAGGTTCTTCCTTCAATGAGGTCACTTCAATTCGGTGGAAAACCAATTGAAATCAGTCCAAATAGGGTGTACAATTGCTCATATTTACCAATTGATGATTGGAGAGCATTCAGTGAAACAATGTTTCTTTTGTTAGGTGGTACAGGTGTTGGTTTCTCAGTTCAAAGACACCACGTTGAGCAACTTCCAGAAATAGGAAAACCAAATCCTACAAGAAGTAGAAGGTTCTTAATTGGTGATTCTATTGAAGGTTGGGCTGATGCTATCAAAAATCTTATGAGGTCATATTTTGAAGGTCTTTCAACACCAGATTTTGATTATTCTGATATTCGTCAGAAAGGTGCTGCGTTGATAACTAGTGGTGGTAAAGCCCCAGGTCCACAACCACTTAAAGACTGTATTCATAATATTAAAAAAATATTAGATAGAAAAGAAGATGGTTCAAGATTAGAACCAATAGAAGTTCACGATATTATTTGTTTCATTGCTGATGCGGTGTTAACTGGTGGTATTCGTAGAGCAGCTCTTATTTCATTATTCTCATTAGATGATGAAGAAATGCTTTCAGCTAAATCTGGTGCATGGTGGGAATTAAATCCACAAAGAGGTCGTGCTAATAATTCAGCTGTAATCTTAAGACATAAGATTAATCAAGAAGAGTTTATGCAACTATGGAAAAAGATTGAAGATAGTAATGCTGGAGAACCAGGTGTTTATTTCTCTAATGATAAAGATTGGGGAACAAATCCATCATTACGAGCTGGAACCAAAGTTTTAACGACCGAAGGGATACTACCAATTGAAGAGTTACAAGACAAAACCTTTAAAGTTAAAAATCTTAATGGTGAAATAAGTGAAGCAAAATGTTGGTTATCTGGTAAAAATCAAAAACTAATCAAATTAACATTAGGTGATGGTCAAGAATACTTTGCAACAAAAGAACATGAATGGCCAGTTTGGGATGGTGAAAAATACATAAAAGTTAACACACCAAATCTTAAAAATGGTGACTTATTACCTTTTTTAAGGGAGACAAAATTATTTGATGGTACTATTGGAAAATATAATGATGGATTTTTATGTGGTTGGTTAACTGGTGATGGTTGGATTAGCGAGCGTAAAGTATATTCCGAATATGGTATGATAGTTAGTGATAAAGATG